TTACTCTTTGCCTGTCCAAGTACGTCATCAAGGCGTTTCTCGAAGATTTTGCCAGAGGCTTTGCCTTGGGTTGAAACTCTATCGAGACCTGCTTTGAATTTTTCTAATTCAGCTTTTTGCTTTAAGTGATAATTTTCACGTTCTCTAGTCTGCAAATCGCCTTCTAATTCTTTAATCTTTTCTTCTTGTTGTTGAAGCTGACCTTGCATTTGTCCAACTTGGTCAGTTCTTTCAATAATGCCTTCCATATCGAATACCTCAGTTTTCTTAAGTACCTCTTTCTTGTCGATAATACCCTTTTCATATGCGTCCATATACATTTCAAGTTGGGCATAACGATTAGTAGGTAGCGTACTGCCTGTGACAACAACGACATCAAATGCTCCTCTAGAAATGTCATTGATTACTTCAACCTCCCCTGTTTTATCATCATATAGTTTTTTATTAATAGCTATCTCACTCATTGAGTTATTAGGCTGTACTATTCTAATAACTTTCTCAGCTCTATATAATTGTTGCATTAGGGGTATTGCTACCTTGGCAATTCTTACGAGGGCAGTTTCAACATCTTGTAATTTAGACTTAATCTTTCTCTGACCAAATTCATCAAGTGATACTGTGGCTTTATATGTATGAGGTGCGGCTTCTGAATTACCTTGCATAAGTTCATATAAACCTAACTGATGGTCAATATCTGTTTTTGCTACCTGTTCATTTTGATATAATGTATTAGGTAATGGTGTTGGTTGGACTGGTTGAGGTGCTCCATTATCCATATCTACCTCAATAGCAACTCCGGGCTGTGCCCATCTTTGCTCAAAGTCCTGCATATCAACACTACCACTTGGTATTAAAATCTTTGTGTTTGTACTTGTTGTTGCGTGTGCAATAATAAGAGACCGTGTCTTATTAATATATTCTTGTAAATCTTTAACCATACGAACATCGCTTACTGGGTAGGGAGTCCTGTTGTGTATATTCATAAACAAGACGATGGGATAATGCTCGATTGGTAAGATTCTAGAATATAGATATTGGTCACCTATTATAACGCACATTTTTATACGCTGTATAGGTACCGACACGGTCTCAATTAATTCTTCCTCCATTAGGTCTTGATAGGAAAGCTCCTGAACATTAGGCATAGGTGGAGCGTCAACATTATTAGCTTCTGCTTCCATCACTTGTTGCTCGTGTTGTTGCATAAGTTGAGCAATAATTTGATTTGCCTTCTTTTCATCAAGAATTACTTGACCATTAACTCTAATAGCCCTTCTTTCAAGATACTCTTCCATATCCTCTTCTAACAAGACTTCCTCTGTCTTATTTACAAGGTTTCTAATATGGTATCTTTTGACCCATACTTTATAATATCTTTCGTAACCTCTAACATACTCGTTATCTTTCCCAAAAGTAGCTTGTGTTTTTGTAGCTGTA